TTATCTTGGAAGAGCAGAAAGAATTATACTCTACTACACATGATAGAGAGAATTAAGTTATATAATGAAGAAGGTTTTAAATACAAACTCGTGAGGATATCTACTGATGGAAACTCCAAAGGTAATTAAATTTAAAAATGGCGACCTAGTAATCGCATCGATAAGAGACAGTGAAGCGAATGAATTATTCTGGATGGATAATCCTATTGTGGTAGTTCCTTATCCTGTCATCCAAGAAGATGTTGTTGGAGAAACGTTTCTTCTGAAACCATGGATTGGTATTACTACAGAGAAAACTTTCCTGATACCCAAATCTGAAATAATTACTGTCTGTCTTTTGAGAGAGAATCTCCTCGGTCAGTATGAAAGATATATCTCAGGAGAAGTAAAGTTCCCCGAGGAAACTCAAGAGGAAAATACAGACATCGATATGCTGCACTCCCGACTACTCAGAAGCAGGAACCTACTCAATTAAGCAGTAGTAAAGCTATTATTCATCATACTCGACATAGTCATTATACCTCGAAACGCGAGTGTTGTCAAGCCTTTATCGCGAAATAATAGTGAAAAAAAATCATTGACTAATAAGAAAAAGTATAGTATAACGGTATGTATAGATGGAGTTATAAATGACTGAAATACCAGAAAAAAATGTGAAGAAACCATTCAAAAAGAATAAGAAAAACAACATACATTATGTAGATAACTCTAAGTTTCTTGAAGAGATTACTAAGTATCGAGATAGTGTTATTGCTGCAAACGAAGCAGGAGTATTGAAACCACGAGTTCCCAACTATATCGGAGAATGCTTTCTAAAGATCGCAACTCACTTGGCATACAAGAGTAACTTTATCAACTACACATATCGAGAAGAAATGGTGTCGGATGGTATTGAAAATTGTATTACTTACATCGATAACTTTAATCCTGAGAAATCTAAGAATCCCTTCGCGTACTTCACTCAGATAACATACTATGCTTTCCTTCGTCGTATCGCTAAAGAGAAACGCCAACAGCAAACGAAGTATCGATACATGAGAAACATTGATGTTCATGACTTGATTACTCAAGACCACGATACAGGTGACTATGGTAATGAGTTTATTGACTATGTTAAGAAGCAGATGGACATGATTGATGACTTCGACAAACCAGAATCAGCAAAGGTCAGTAACATACCAAAACGTCGACCAAAATATTTAGACCAAAAAATCATTGACAATTCTCTTGATATAGAGTAGAATGGAATTATTAAAGATTGTTAAAGGAGTTGTTTATGACTGAAGTAAAAACTAACAAGTACGTTGCATGGTTCACTGAAAACTGGTTTACTGTATTTGTCTTTCTTGCGTTTGCATTGATTATCGCGGCAGTATCCAGTAATATTAGCAACCATAGGAATGGCGTCCAAGGTGTGTCTAAGCAGAATGCAGGGTGCATCTATCTTGAGTCAAGTGATCTTGGCGAAGGTCAACACTACATGATCTGCGACGGTCAAATTGTTCTTAAGCGCCTCGCAGAAGAAGGTGAAGCAGAACCAACGACTGAAGAAAAGTTGGAAGAAGTAGTTCCTACTGCACCTGCAAAGTAATTAGAAAGTTCAAGTATGAAGGTTGCGTTGATCACAGACACTCACTTCGGTGCTAGGTCAGATTCTATTCCGTTTGATAACTTCTTCGCGAAGTTTTATACTGAGGTGTTTTTCCCACACCTTGAGCAAGCAGGAATCAAAACCATTATTCATCTTGGTGATGTTTTTGATCGCCGCAAGTTTATCAATTACAACACACTAAAAAAGTGTCGTGAGTATTTCTTCGATAAAGCACGAGATCTCGGCATCGACGTGCACATGATCGCAGGAAACCACGACACATTTTTCAAGAATACCAATGAGGTAAACTCACTAGACCTGCTGCTTCGTGAATATGGAAACGTTATTACATATTCTGATGCAGAGGAAATTAAGATTGATGGGAAGAATCTATTGCTCGTGCCATGGATTTGTTCTGGTAATTATGATGAAACCATGGAGGTTGTAGATAAAAGTAATGCACAAGCAGTATTCGGACACTTTGAATTTTCAGGCTTTGAAATGTATCGTGGGCATAAAAATGATCATGGGATGGGCACTGAACGTTTTGATAGATTTCCTCTCGTTTGTTCTGGTCATTTTCACCATCGCAGTCGGACTGGTAACATTCTGTATCTTGGTAATACCTATGAGTTTACTTGGTCTGACTATAATGACCCTAGAGGGTATCACTTATATGACACGGAAACTAACGAGGTAGAATTTCATGAGAACCCATTTCAAATCTTTCATAAAATCTATTATGATGATACTACTAGTGATCCTAATAGTATGGACCTTGGACCAATTGTTGGTAGTTGCGTAAGGTTGGTCGTAGTTAAGAAGACAGACTTCTATAAGTTTGATCGCTTCGTTGATAAACTATATGACTGCGATCTAATCGAACTAAAGATAATTGAAGACTTCTCTGAGTTTGAGGCAGATGTAATTGAAGAAGACAAGATGGACGTTGAAGATACGATGACCGTACTATCTGATTTTGTTGATACTGTTAGCACTGACCTCGATAAAGATAAAATTAAAAACATGTTAAGAACTTTGTATATTGAGGCACAGCACGTTTCTGTATGATAATTTTTAAAACTATACGTTGGAAGAATTTACTTTCAACAGGTAATGCTTTCACTGAAATTAAACTCAACCGTTCGCCCAGCACTTTGATTGTTGGTGAGAATGGTGGCGGTAAATCGACTATGCTCGATGCTCTTTGCTTTGGATTGTTTGGTAAACCATTTCGCGGCATCAATAAACCGCAACTGATGAATTCTATCAACAAGAAAAATCTTCTGGTTGAAATTGAGTTTGACATTGGTGGTAAAGATTATAAGATTGTTCGTGGTATTAAACCGAACATCTTCGAGATTCAATCTGGCGGCGAAGTAATCAATCAGGATGCTGCTGCTCGAGACTATCAAAAGTATCTTGAGGAATCAGTTCTCAAACTAAACTACAAGTCGTTTACTCAGATTGTTATTCTGGGTTCAGCATCCTTCACTCCATTCATGCAGTTGCCGCCATTTACTCGTCGTGAGATCATTGAAGATATTCTTGACATTCAGATCTTCACGACAATGAATACTGTTCTGCGCGACAAGATGAACGAACTGAAAGATAGTCTTCAGGATGCTGATGGTAAACTAGAAGTCCTGAAGCAGAAAGCAACAATTCAGAAAGAATATGTCGATACGCTCGAAGCGAATAAAGAAAAGAGAGTTGATGAAATTATCTCACGAATCGAAGAAGGTGAATTATCCATCGCCAGTTTCCAGAGTCTTGTTGGAACTCTCGAGGGCAAGAAGATTACACACGAAGATGCCAAGGCAGTGCTTGGAGATCTCAGTGCAAAGCAAAAGAAACTCGACTCGTTCAAGACCAAGTTTTCCACCCAACTCCGCGATCTCCAAAAGGAGGTGGCATTCTACAAGGAAACGGATGAGTGTCCGACATGTCGGCAAGGCATTGCTCACGATCATAAAGAAACCATCGTATCATCCAGACAAGAGAAAATGCAAGAACTATCTTCAGGAATGGAGAAACTCCAAGAAGAATTTACAAAACTTGGAGAACTTATCGAGGAAAATGAGACTCTTTCCGAACAAATTTCTGGATTGAGCGCAGAGATTATTGCGAACAACAACGAAATTATTGTTCAACAGCGTCTGATTCAAGCACTCAATTTAGAACTCAATGACATTGCAACCAAGACTGCAGATATTGATGAAGAAAAAACAAAACTCAAGTCATATGCTAAGGAAGTTCTGACGCAGAACGAAGAGAAGGCAAGACTGAATGAAGAAAAGCATTACATGGAAGTTGTCTCGACGCTGCTCAAAGACACTGGTATTAAGACTAAGATTATTCGGCAGTATCTTCCAGTTATCAATAAGTTGGTGAATAAATATCTACAAGCAATGGACTTCTTTG